CCCCTCCCCATCTTCCTGCTCGCCGGTGACAGCGCCATCACTGACCACGACATGTTCGGCCAGTACCGTCCCGACGAGAACGGTGACCTGGTGTGGATGGAAGGCATCGTTGCGCTAGCCGCTAGGCTCGGCGGTATCTTGTACCTTGACGAGATCAACGCCATGCCCGGCAACGTCACGTCAGCCCTCCACCCACTGTGTGACGACCGACGTCAGTTCGTCAACATCCGTCGCCCAGTCGATGACGGCCACGGTGGCAAGATGGCCGAGGTTGTGTACGCCAGTCGTGACCTGTGGATCATCTCCACTTACAACCCCGGTTACGCCGGTATGTCTCGTACCAACGAGGCTTTTGCAGCCAGGTTTGAGTGGTTGCCGTGGGATTACAACGACGATGTTGAGCGCAAGCTCGTCAAGTCGCCTGCTATCCGACTCCTCGGCCAGGCACTGCGTAGTGCACGTGACACCCGTGCCATCTCCACTCCGGTGGGTACCTCCGCTCTTCAGAGGCTTGAGCGTAATGTCGCACTCTTCGGAGTTGACTTTGCACTCTTTGCCTTCACTGGGCGGTTCACCTCTAAGTCCGAGAAGGCTGTGGTTGACACCATCATCGAGGATCGTAGTATCCGAGTGATGCTCAACACCGAAGTGTCCGCACCCAAAGAATCAGACAGCAACTGATAAGGAGTACACATGACCACCATGTTTGAGTTTGACGAAGCTGAGCCCCCCATTGACGAAGATGACGATACATCATCTGTTTCACCCATGAGCGCGGGTAACCAGGTCATGACGCGTAAGGAGCTCATCAACTCCCGAGCCCGTATGCGTAATGCTGTTAACCGTGACGCCAAGGAGGCCGAAACACGAGCTCGTAATACAGCGGCGATGCTGTTGTCCTACAATGAGCGAGACAACTGGTACAGGAATCGTGACGAGCGAAATAGCAAGTACGAAAGTATTGCTTACGGTGTAGCGAACATGGCTAACAAGGTGTTGCACAGCCTTGATATCAATGTTCCTCTACGTGTTGACGCTGAGCCACTTGCTCGTACGTACGGCATTACCGACTACGAGTCAATCTTCATCACTCTTGGCATCCCGGCAAGTGATGTCGACAGCGTCAACAATCCCGAAGTGTTGTCTGACTTGGTGTTCAAGTCTAAGGGTATGGTGTACCACGAAGGTGGGCACATCATGTGGACCTACCCCTTTGACAACCTTGTTGAAGAGGTTAAAGAGACCATTGGTTTAGACGGCTGTAGTTCTCTCATTAACTCAGTACTAGGTACGTACGTGCTCAAGTACGCACCATCGTTACTTAGCGAGTACAACGAGAACGTAATCGGGTTAGAAGTTAGAACATCCATTACACGCATGACGACATTCATTCAACGCATGGTGTTCCCTGCTTGGGGTGTGCTTGAGGATCAACGCATGGAGACCGCCATGTGTTATACCTCACCGATCATGTCTCGGTACTTCACCGAGATTGTGTTGGCTTCAGTGGTTGACCCACAGAACCCAGGCACTGCCTGGCCGTGGATTGCTGGGCGTACTTACTTGTCACGAGATATCCGGCAAGTGCTGAGAGAGCTGGCTGAGACTAACCGCTACAGCCAGATAATCGACGACATAAACGAGCAGGTGTTCAAGTACCGCAAATCAAACGACGTAATCGAGATGTTCGAGTGCGCGGTACGCATGTCTGAGCTCATGTACTTGTGGTACAAGGGGTGCCCCGACGATGCCAAGCGACCACACAATGACCACAACAGAGATTCGGGTAATGGAGGAGCCAAACAACTTCCCGTTGTACCTAACCCATATGAACACGATATGGAGCAGCCTAACAAGGTGACTGGTAACCAATCTTCCAACGACGGTCAGGAAGAGAAGGACGGCGACGAGCAAGGTGACCAACCGTCCGATACCCAATCAACTTCTGGCGACCTCGCCAGTAAGTACGGCGAGCTTAAGGACAACGAGAGATCCGACAAGACAGAGAGAAACCGCAAAGATGAGATTGAGTCAGTAATGTCTGATATCAATAAGCATCGTAACGCGGATATCAAACCGTTCCAAAACCCACAGGCTATGTCTTCCGATGAGGTCGACAAGTCCAAGTCTGTGGCTAACGGTATGATCTCGGTGCTTGAGTCACTCCACTCACAAGTTGACCCCAGTTGGCGCTTCTATCAGGATCATGGTGTCCTCGACCCCGTAGCATTCAGCATGTCTGAGCCCGGTGATGACCGTTATTGGTCTGGTTTAGACGATATCGGAGCTAATGGGCATAACCTTGCAGTGTCCATCCTGCTGGACGTCTCGGGGTCCATGGGTGGCCATGAGCAAGAGTTGTCTGTAGCCGCTATGGGTATCCGCAAGGCTTGCGAGTACTTCTCCATCCCGTGTACTATCACCACGTTTAGTGACTCGGCTCGTATGTTTATTGAAGGTGACGTTGAAGAGTCAGACTTCATATCCATTCGCGCCGGTGGTGGTACCAACGTGTACGGTGCTATCAGCAAGATTACGGACCAGACATACGGAAAGCACAATCACCTGGTGGTTGTCTTAACTGACGGTGAATGGTCTGACATTGACGACGTCAGGCCGTGGGCTGACAACAACAAGTACATCATTTTGGTTGGCTTTAGAATGTACGACCACGCAATCAGTAAGATGCGCAAGAAGGGTGCCAACGAGGTGGTCAATATCCACGACCTTAGCAAGCTCCCTCAGCTTATGACTGAGGCACTAGCCGGGTTCATGGCCAAATGATCATCGTAAGTAACACAACAGAAAGGGATACCAACATGAATGACTCACTGGAAGACACAGCGAGGGAGTACCTGGGTGTCAAGCGTGCAATTGACGACTTGACCGAGCGACTCAAGGGACTTGATAAGTCCATCAAGCAGATGATGGTTGATCAAGATCTCAAGAAGCTCAGCATCGATGGCAAGTCCATCAACTTGGTGCAGTACCCCCAGCGTTCGTTCAAGATTGATGAGCTTCGCAAGCTGATCTCAGCTGCAACTTTCAACTTGGTAACGGAGCCCAAGGTGTCCACCGAGATGTTTGACTCTGCAGTCAACGTTGGCAAGATCTCGCAAGAGGTTGCCGACAAAGTCACCGTCAAGACTCCGGTGGCTCAACTCAGGGTCAAGTAACAAAGCGTAAGGGCAAGATAACCGACCCCGTCTCTCATCTACTCCTTTCTGAGAATGGGCTTGCCCTCCCTTGGCTGGACGCCGCTTCAAAACCTGTGCGGGTTGGTTGTTGACCGCAAGTTAGAGAAGCATCAGCGTCCAGTCAGGGGTGAGTTCGGTTAGACTAACGCACAGCGCAATCGTGGCGCTGTCCAAACAAAGGTGCAAGTATGACCGAGCAACATAGTTACAAGTTAATCTTCGATAAGTGCGCTGACGGAGGACCACCCCACATCCTGTGGTTGTTGCGTGGTTACAACATGACTTTCTTGCGTGACGGGGAGAATATTGCGTGGGGAACCGTCGTGTCGTCTAACGATATTGACTGGACCGTTGATATCCAGACGTACACTGACGACCAATGGACTGTTCACGGGCCCATAGTCACTATTTCTATCGACTCGTTTGACACAGTTGTTTACCACTAAGGAACTCTTATGGCGATGTGTCGTGGTCCGGTGTGTAACCGCAAAGTCGTATCAAAAGGATTATGCGCTGCGCACTATAAGCAAATGCAACGAGATGGCGTGTTGCACGTCATCGAAGATTCCAAACTTCCAGAGGACAAGTTCTGGAAGAACATCAAGAAAACAGAAGATGGGTGTTGGCTGTGGACAGGACCTGTGGATAAGGGTTATGGCCGCATGTACGTGGGTAACAAGGCGTACCAGGTGCATCGCTGGTCATATGAGCAGCACAAGCACGTAAGCCTTACCAAGGCAGAGACTCTTGACCACCTATGCCGTAACACCACGTGCTGTAACCCAGAGCACCTCGAGAAGGTGTCGCTTATCGAGAACATCGAGCGCCAACACCTGTACCACGCCCTTAATGCAGAGATAAAGCGTTTGAGGGAGTTTTTAATTGACATCGGATATAACCCCGATACCCTACAAAAGGAGATGTAATGAAGGTTTCCCAACTAATCCAAGCACTGACCAATGACTTTGGGCCCGACGACGAAGTGTGTGTTCTCATGTACGACAAAAAGATGTTTGACTTCCCTGAAGACGACGAATTGACATTGACTGATGAAGGCTGGCGCAGCATGGTTGCGGACTTCGAGCAGGTGGATTTCCCTGATATATGGGAATCTTTGTCAATGGCCGCCCTGGACTACGCCATGGAAAGTGAGTGACAATGACTGAAGTAGTTCATCCGCATAAGCTCGATGAGTTTAACGACAGTGAAGTGCAGGAGTATCTGCGTAACCCAAACAAATGCCCGTACTGCCGCAGTACACACATCTGCAGGACCGGAGCTGACTGGGAAGAAGTTGACTTCATTACCCACGTAATCAAGTGCTATGACTGCAAGCACAAGTGGGCAGAAGTGTACAACCTCGTAGCCATCGAATCCTATGGGGAAGACCCCTGCGACGACGAACCGTTCTGATAACAACAAGGAGAACCACCATGAATACCAGGTATTACGCACACCTCGACCATTTAATTGGTAAGCGTGTGAGACTGCAATACACAAATGACCCGTACACCGAGCTGAGGCAGGGTGATGAGGGGGTTGTCGACTTTATCGATGACTACGGAACAGTCTTTGTCAAATGGGACAAAGGTAGTTCTCTCGGCCTTGTCACCTCTGCAGGTGATCGTTTTGTCGTAGTAGAAGAGGAGGACCAATAATGGGTAGGTATTACAGCGACGAAGAGTACGACGATTACGACCGTCCAGACCCCATATTTGAACGTGGGTGTCGGTGCAACAGTTTGTCCGTAGAGCCATGTAGCTATTGTCAAGGGGAATACAGGTGCCCTGGTGGGTGTGGTTATTCCGCTGCTGACTGCGAATGCCCGCCAACTTGGGGTGAGCTTTCCGAAGAAGATCAAATGAAGCGAATCAAAGAAGCGTTTGAGTACTTATGTGATCGTGGAGAAGTACCTTACGGTGTCATGGTTGGAGACGACGGTACTTGGGATACCTACGACCCAGCTATCGAGTTGGCCGAAGAGTGGTATGACCACGAAAGGATGGGGTGACAATGCAAACATTTGTACCTTATGGTGCTGATTTCTTAGCTAATGCCCAGTGTTTAGATAACAAACGATTGGGTAAGCAGCGTGTTGAATGTCTACAGATTCTAAATGCGCTTATTGACCCTGCCGCCAAGGGTTGGCGCAACCACCCTGCCACCCGTATGTGGTCAGGGCATATACCTGCACTAGTGCATTATGGCCTTGCCATGTGTAATGAGTGGACAAGTAAAGGGTATAAAGACACGTGTGCTGGAAAGATGTTGCAGAAAGCCACGGAAGCTGGCGTACAGTTGTTCTTCCCCAAGCTTCCCGATTGGTTATGGGATTACGAAGTAATGGAATCCCATAAGTCAAACCTACTACGCAAACTGCCTGAACATTACGGTCCGATGTGGCCAGGACTCAGGGATGACCTGCCTTACAAATGGCCTGTCTAAGCTAGTACTAGCTCCCTGATTCGTGATCGACCCCAACCGTCCACCTCGGTCCATATAGCAGTGTTAACTCCGTGCTCGGCCAGAAGCTCTTGACACGCCTCACACGGCTTAGCGAGACCGATAAGACCACTACGTGTTACACGGGCAATATAGATAGTGGACCCCTGAGCATCCCCTGCCTTACGGAGAGCCACTTGCTCGGCGTGGTATGAAACCCCACCTGGCTCAACCTGTGACGGGTCATTACGGTACCGATTGAAACCGGTGCTTAGGACACGCCCTCCTCCAACAAGCACGGCCCCCACACGCCACTTGTCGTGAGGAGCCAGTAGTGCTTGTTGTACAGCGACGTTGATCCAGCGGAGATCAGACGTACTGATTTGCGGCATCAGCAATCAATCTCTCAGACTCTTCGATGGTGATGCTTAGATGGCAGGCCAAATCGTGGGTAATACCCTTTGACGGGAGTTTATTGAAAGACTTGAACTGCTTAAGACATCTGATAATCACGCTTACCGGCATGCGGCAATCAAGATTGTTGATGTCCATGTTACGCCTCTCCCGAGGCGCCAACCCACCATACACACCATGGTGTAGACCGTTCTCGAGGGCGAACGTCAAACATTCTTTACGGACGGTGCAAGTAGCACAAGTTAACTTTGACTCACTAATACATATTTGCATTAAGTGAGACTCTTCCTTAGAAGGGAAGAAACATGTTGTTCCTTTACCCTTGCATGCCGCTTTGTCGCGCCACTTGTCGTCACCCCACGACCGTAGTTGGGGGAGATCTAGACCTCTATCGGAATTGGGGATTGTTTGGTTACTTGTTGTTTCCATGTTGTGGTCGATTCTACAAGTTGGTGATGATGTCTACAAGTCGATCACACCCATGCTGTATATCTCTTACAGAGATAGCTTCCCTGTTGAAGGCCCCCTCCTCAGCTCGGATTTGTGGGTTGCGTAGTTCTTCGATATGTCTAATCCATTTGATTGGCTTCTTGGCGATGCGCCCAACACCCAACGTGAAGTACAAGTCCAGGTACGAGTCGAGATTCTGGGCGATAAACGGAATGCCACTGGCAGAGTATTCCAATCCCTTGATATCGGACTTGGCCCGATTGAAAGGGATATTGGTCAAAGGAACTATACCAATGTCCATGGTCAGCAGCTTTGGGTAATGCTCAGCGGTACACACCGGAGCGGTTTCTACCTCGCTGTCTTTCATTCCAAGTTTGCTAGCAAAGCTTGGCGCGTTAACGATATGACCACCGTGGTAAAGCTTGATTTTTCCATCGTGAACCATTGGCGGAAGAATCCCGTTCATAGTCTCAATGTCCTTACTGCGGTGGAGAGTGCTCCCTACCCATCCAACTACTGGTACGTCGGAATCCGTGTGCTCTTTAACGGTGAACCTAGACAAGTCGATGGTGTTAAGAGAGACCTCTGTACGAGTGTTAAGCATGTCGTCCATACGCATAGCGAGATACGGGGTGCTACAGATCAACAAGTCTGACTTAGCAAGTGTGGCCTTGTAGTGGTTGATGTTTTCTAAGAGGTTGTTCTTAGGATTGTTTACGTGATAAGCGTAGTTATCTGTAGATAATCCCCAGTACCAGTCATCAACATCGTTAATGATCTTTTGACCGTACGCCTTGGCCGCGACAATATTGTCTGCAATACCTTTGTGCATTAGCCGTTGCATCAGCACGACATCAGGGTCGTACATCTCCCCGGTGTGGTCTTGGATTGAAAAGTGGGTCCTATTCCAAACGAGAACACCCACTGCGGTAGCCATTGGCAGCCTAGTTACGAATTGACCGAGGCGAGCCCATCCGGACCCTCCCCAATGCTCCTTACCGTCAGGAGCCTTGCTCGGGGGCATCCAGTCCCCTGACGCGATTCCTAGTAGCACCCTTTACCTCCGATACGAACGTCATGACATTGATCTTTCTGTTACCCACCCCACAGCGATGAAGTGGAGGCTGTGTCATAGACACATACACCTCCACTTCACCACTGCACTTAGGACACTGGTAGCGCCCAGGCGGGTAGGACTCTTTGGTCACGACGTGGCTTCGGCCTTAGGACGACGACGGGTCCAGGTCTTGGCGAACTCACGGATCTGGTCGAGGTCCCACAAGGGGGTCGCAGCGAGAGTAAGTACGGGCTGGGGGAAATCCTTGCGCTTACGAAGCGCGTGGATCTGCTGCTTTGGGCAACCAAGCAGGTTGGCTACCTCAGCTGTTCCTCCGATATTTGTGATGTCCATGTTGGTCTCCTTATGTTGTACACATTACGTGTGGCTATATGTTACACGTACCGTCCGGGTTGCGCAACTACTACTTACACTTTCTTGTCCAGGGAATAAAACCACACCCTTTATGGGCGTCAAACCAAATGTACATCTCCCACGCCCATGCAAAGTTGTAGTAGGGGTCTTTGACGTACTCCCAGCTTCCGTACTTGTCCTCAATTTCGTTGTGCCAAACCTGATTGATCTGCAGGGGTCCGTAATCGTGCCCGTTGAAGTTCTTGTGGCCGGGAATGATGTTCAAGCATCGAGACTCTGACCACGCTTCATCCAAAACGTCTACCAATAGCTCTTGGGGCCAACCAGCAGCAACTGCAATTGGTGCAAGTTCTTCACACTTGCTTCCTAGAGGAACCAAGGTAGTGGTGGTAGTGGGTGCAGAGGTTGTGCTTGTTGTGGAAGTAGTTGAAGTGCTTGTGGTTACTGGTGGTTCGGTAGTTGCTGTAGTTGTAGGTAACTGTGTTGTGTGGATGGCTTTTTGTGTGCTCACTTGTCCGCTGCACCCGACTAGTACGACGGCTGCAATCGTTAGGGTAAGTTTACGCAATAGTCTTCTCCTTGATAGGGGATAAGGAAAAGCCCTACTCGTAGGGGTAGGGCTGCCCTACAAGTTTACCACTGTGTTACGAAAAAGTCCTACCGAGTCAGCCAAGAAGGTCAAAGAGCAGGACTTTTACGTCAAAAGTAGTCCTCTGCAGTGGCAACTTGTCTAGATCGACTGGTGTTGGTTTGGGCGGTCGCTTACATTGGTCACAGTCGCACCCGCGCCTGTAGGATTCTGTTGTGCCATGCACTAACTTGGCTGTGCCCTTGCGTTCTTGTGGAGTTAACCCACCCCACATCCCCCATACTTCATCTGCTCCGTATGACAGACACCTTCTCCATACGGGGCATGAGTTACAAACTAGTTTACCTATGGCGTAGTAGTCACTAGGGGACGACGCATCCAGTGGTGGGTACCACAAATCGTGGTGTTTACCACGGCAGGGAGCGTCCTCAAGCCAGTCCATCTATCAGTAACGCCAACCACTGGTCTCTCGTCGAAACAGGCAAACAGCAATTACGGCGTACGTAGCAATATCAAGAAGGCTGTCTTCGATACCCTCGTTCTGAAGAGTAGAGCCCTTGGATGCCGACTGTAACCGGACGACCTTATCATTAGCCCGCATCATTGCACCGACCCATGGACTAATGCCCCAATCTTTTGAGGCACTAACATTTGCAAAGAAATCCTCGTCAGTACCGTAGTCAGCACCTTTACGGCGGTGCATGGCAAGTACCTCTTCGATAACTGCTTCAAATTCAGGATCACCGTGGATATCAGGCATCATCTTCGCTTTCCAAGAAAATATCAAGGACTCGGGTAACAACAGCAGGACCGGAGGCCAACAGGAAAAAGAAGGCAAATGTTTGGAAAACCGGCCATCCACTTCCCTTTTCGGCAATAAGGTCAAACAAGGTAGCTACTACGGCAATCAAAACAGCCGCAGCTGCGTATCGTCGTGTTCTATACGGCTCGGTATCGCGCATTGTTCGCATTTGTTATCCTCCATTTTGTGTAGTTTTGCTTCCAATGTTTTAATTTTCTTTTGTAGAGAGTCAATCTCATGATTAAGAACGTTAATCATGGCTTGTTTAGAAGCGTCAAAGTCCATTAGATGTCTACACTAGGGTCTTTGACAAAGCGGTAGTCTGGCACTACCTGATTAATGTAGGTCCTAAACGCGTCAGTTACCCACGAATTAGCGGCTTCGCGGTAAAAGGCGTCAACTACATCTTCAGGTAGTTCTACTTCTTCTCCATTTATGATCACAATGATGGATGACCTGAGGCGGTAATGATTTGCCTCGTCGGCCAAATGGGTGATAATAGTAGAGGCTTCCGCCAACGTAGCCGTTATGTCCACGATGGAAACCCCAACAGTGTTACTTTGTAGATCTTCAGCCAAGTTTTTAATTCGTCTGGCGAATCCGTAGTAGTCCGTGTTCATGCTTTCTCCTTTTTGGTAATCCTATAATCAACTATTACTGCTCGTCAATGTTTATTACATCAGCAATAAACTGGTCGGTCATAGACCGGTCCAACCCACCGCCAGGTAGTTGGCGAGAGACTTCTCCGGCCTTGGCCCCAAATAACCTAGACAAGACACCAGCGTTACCTCGGGCCTCCACCTCCATACGGATGACGTCTCGGCTATCTGAGATGTTCTTAAATTTGTCAACTAGAGAGAACAGCCTGTCCATCTCTGACGACAGGGCAGGGTCAAGACCCTGACCTTCTAGCTCTTCGGCAAATCTGGCAAACAAAACGCGGCTAGCTTGCATCTCGATCATGGCCTGAAGGACTGCTTGTAGTTGGTCCTTGGTGCGTATCTCTACAGGCAGCTTGAAGCCACAATCAGAATGTTCGCGGAATGCAGGACAACGAGCAGCCAGGTAGCAACTATCACACTGTCGAAGTGGGTTCGATTGATACCGTATTACAGGGGTCTCTTCAGGGCTTATTTCTATGTATTCTCCCTGATCAGAGTCGGTTTGTGTGCCCATGGACAAGATGCTTTCTATGCCCATAACCGGTAGCAATACACGATCACTGTCGTGCCGCTTCTCGAGTTGCCCGGTAGCAATAGTTGACGGCTTGGATGCTGCTTTAGTAGAGGTAGGTGTTTCATGGGGTATATCAACTATCTCCCCACTTTCGCTGTTTACGAACTCCTCTTCGTCACCGATCTCTTGGGGGTCATAGGCCCCAAAAGACTTGGTCTCCCACGCCATCCATGAACGGATGGCCAGAGTACCTAATGCACTCACGTCGTCTTCCATAACGGCCTCATAGTCAACCCCCAGACGGAGAATATCTGGGCGGTGCTTCTTACGTGACGACTCTTTTTGCTGGGCTGGGTACCGTCGTAAGCCGTGCCCATCCCACACCTGGGTCTCCCCGTATCGGATAGTCGATGTCCACGAACCGACAACCACAGCATCCCAGGGGAGGGCTTCAATGATGTCTGGCTTACTCGTGAGGCCAATGAGGCTGGCGTTCCACCTCTGTGATAGCGACCTAATTCTGGGTGTTGTTTTAGATGTGACAGCCTTGTCAGAAATGGCGGCTCGACCGTACCTCTGGCATAGCCACGCTAAGCGTTCCAGATCATCGTTGTCTGACCATAGGGGGATGTACTTATCCCCCATCCAGTCACCGTCATACCCGGGGCGTCCTACAACGTAGGTCAGGTCGTCGATGTGCTGGCGCACAAAGTCGGTGTAGCGGGTTTCGTCCTCATCATTTTCAGATGTGTACAAAAGAACCTCAGCGTTATTGAACACCGTGGGGATGTGGAACTCTTTGATCTTGGGGATTGGTAGGTGGGTAAGGTTGACAGCCATATGCTTTACGTTGTTAGCGATAAGCATGTTTCGGTGGGCGCCCTTTTCAGCACCGCCTAGGAATACTCTCACTCGTCCCTCCAGGTCCGTTCAGCGGCTTTAAGGGCCTGGGTATCCATTTCATCAACTAGGTTTACCCATTCTTTAATCTTCCTACCCGTGTCCCATTCGGGGCGCACAATGTAGGGGGCAGCAACTACAAGGGTGGGTACCCCCAACTTCAAGGTTTCGGCGCACACCCGTGGGTCGTTATCTACGTACCATTCAATACGACCAGCTGCTGAGCCCAACCGGTGGATTGTTTCTGCTTTCAAAACAGGGTCGACGTGGTCAATGAAGTCGATCATTGACGCTTTGAACTGCTCTCGTTTGAGCCAGTCCGTAAACAACGCCCTGTCATACTGTTCATTACAGACGAGTAGGATCCGTCCCATGTACTTGTCGAACATGGCTCCCCAAATGGCTCTACCATTTGTATCAGGTTGCCTAGTGACTAGCGAGTCCGCAGGGCGGGCCAGCACGTCAAAGTTAAATACGATCACCCGTCATACATCCCTTTAGCCTTACGGGCCTGATGTACTACAAAGGCAGATGCTGGGCAGTAATGGCAAAGGTACTGCTGGCTCTCTTTGGGTACCCCAAATGTGCGCCCAATAGACTTTGATGGGTCTTCGTAGTCGGGGCACATTCCGGAAGGGCGGTTGTGCCTGTTAAAGCACCGTAGTGCGTCTACCTTGAGGTCATCACGGAGCTCTCGTACTTCCCACTCGTTCTTTAGGAGTTCCTTTTGAACAGAGGTTTCATCTCCAAGCTTCTCCCAAGTCTCCTCGTCGACACGGAAGATCAAAGACATGTGAGCGTCAGGGTTAGGGTCCTTAGCCTGACCGAGGTGCCTCTTGACGAGCTCCTGAAGCTCCATGTCATAGTCGGGCTGACCTTCGTAGTCACGCATTTTGTACATTGTGCCGCACGAGCGGCAGGCCAATAGCCTCGGCATGTTGTGCTCCTAATTAGGAATTTCAGTCCTCAGCGTAGCCGCTTTCATACTCATGGTCAAGGACCTTTGGTGTTACACCCTGCAAAAAGTCAGTTACGTTGTACTGGGCCTGTAGCTGGCCGGAGCGAACCATGACGTTAGGATCCTTATCTAGCTCACCGCCACGACCTGGGGTGAGGCTCTTGAGGCGCCCATCATTGAGTCCGGAGTGTAGATCGTTATTCATTGAGCGTGAATTGTTAACGGCCATAATCATTTCTTCTTTCTGGAGGTTGACCTGCGAGTAGATTGCTTCTTGCGAGTAGATTGCTTGGCACGGGTGGGCGGTATAAAATCGTCTGGCATACCAGTTACCCGTGCTTGTGCGCTTCCAGGCTTAGGAACCGTGGGCAATCCCTTACGGTAATCCAAATCTGGGTTAAAGGGGGTATTTGATGGCCTCTCAGCAGTTAACGGACTATCGAGATTTTTGATAGTCCAGGCAGCATATTGGGAAACACCGCCAGCGCCTGGATTAGGGTTCTTTTCAGTATCACGTGGGTCACTAAAGGGTACATCTGTATCGAGCATCCCCATAGCTTCCCCATGCTTTGGCTCGTTAGGTTTGCCATAGAACATGTCTCGTCCAACAATTGCAATAAAGTTGGCCCTGCCGCGCTGAGCACCAGCTACTTTTGCAGCTGCTGTCGCTGCAGCATACTCTTCGGCCTGCTTGGCTTGCGCAGCCTGCTCCTGCTCCAGTTTACGCTTCTTACTAAACCGCCAATCCACGGTTGCTCCTATCGCTGAACCGAGTAACGAACCTGCTGTGTTAGCTACACTGGCCAGTGTAGCCCAGTTGTGTCCACCGGGGTTAGACCTACCGCCACCGCCGTAGGATTCAATACCAGCTGAGCCCGATCCCATCCAACGTCCAGCCGGAGATGGTGACGCACCGCCCCTGCCTTGGATCCCCTGGGCCAACCCAGAGTCGTCGGTTAGAAGTCCGTACCGTCCGTAATCAAAGAAGCGGGGATCGCTGCCTGCCACGTGGCGCATACGTACATCCCAGCCACTTTGAAGGCCAGTTGCTGACATCTGTGTCTTTGGTGCATCAGCCATGATTAGGCGCTCCACAAACTGTTCATTGAATACCGACTCGAGCCAGAAAACGAACCGTCTTCAAAAGCGCTGTGCATTACCGGCATACCGGATACCCATGACCTGTAAGACGGTGCTCCGTAACGGCTCATGTTGAGGACACTGAGGATGTCGGGCGACTGCTTAGCAAATCCATTACGCTTTGGAAAAAGCTGCTGGGGTACGACAGGGCGTGTTTGCCTGATGGTCTCCGGATCGCTAATAGCGCTCTGAAGAGCCAGGTCAACAAGCATCTCTTGCCGGGTAGCCCAGGGCTTAGCCATCAGTCTTCTTTCTTTACCTGCAGTGTGGGCCTTACTTTCAACATGGGGCGTGCCTTTTCTTCTGGTTTACCAAATACTTGGTGCACCCGAGCAGCAATGGCTTCACCCATAGAACTGATCGCTTCTCCGGCTTGTTGACCAGCAAGAGATTCACGGCTTACAGGGATACGAGACCCTGGAGCAATAGGTTTTCCATTTGCCCATAGACCACGGTTACGTGGAGCTGCCATTGTAGTTACCTCGTCTCTCTAATCAGTTGTAACCGCCAAGCTGATCTTTTGTTGGGGGCATGAAGCGTGGGCCATTACGTTTTGCTGCTTTAGCTGGTTTTCCTAGACTTGCCAATTTTTGACCGGCGGCCTCTGTTTCAGCAGTCCTGTTATTCATAGGGGAGAACGGATCAGAAAAACTGCTGACGTCGCTGCCGTATACCCCAGTCCAATTGCTTTGCTGGCCTTGCTGTACCTGTCGGATTAAATCAATGTTTTTACGTGCTGAACGTGGTGATGTGATACCGTGAGCCTTGGCTGTCTCCATATCACCAGCGGTTAGTTGTGGCCCTTTGCTACGGCCAAGAATACTGCGTACGTTAAATGCCATTTTTACTTACCTCGTTTCTTAATAGCGGCGTTAGCCGCTTTAACGGCCTTAGCATCATCTCCTGTAGATTTTAGCACCTTGTTAGCTACCGTTGCCCACTGTTTCTTTTCGGCTGGGGTATCGGCTTTCTTGTTCTTTTTCTTAGCGTCCGATGGTTTCCAAGGCATAGTTATCTCCAGGGTGGGGCCAAAGTTTTTAATCTTGACTGGCGTTCTCTATCGATGATTTCTTGCTGTGGGCGCTCGAGTCCACGTGGGATACCTCGGGGACCAGCCTTACCATCGTTGGTAAGGCGAACTGGCTCTGCCCCAGGGGGTGCAAACTTCTGTCCCACGGACTGTAGTTGTAAGCCGGTGTACATGTTAAACTCATCAGGCCATAGGTAATCGCCTTGATTGATACGTTCACCCTTATGCACACCACGACTGTACGGCCTGGTGTTGGTGCGGGCTACGGCGTTAAGCAGCTTGTCCTGACGCCGGTTAGACGACATTGTGCCCAAGTAGCCATCGGGGTACTGAGCATCTGGGCTGGCTCCAAACGCAGCAAGTCTGGCATCTTTGGCGTTACGAAATACAGGAGCAGGCCCTAACAAACCTTGGCTGTCGTTGGCGTATGGGTCGTAACCACCGCCCCAATCGGTAAAGGTCTGTTGGTTAGCGGGCATTAATCCTCTTTAAGGCCAAAGCGAACCTGTTCTCGCTTCTTTGATCTACTTTCCCGTACTACTTCTTCTTCGTACCACTCGTCATACTGGTCATCGTAATCTGGGCTATTGGCCAGGTTGCGAAGTTCTTTTTGTGATTTGTTACGCATATACCTTGTATTGTCGTGATCACCCTACGTCAGTGGGTGGTTCTTCTTGACGGCTACCAAATTGACCCATGTTTAGTTTGTTGGGGTCGAGACCACCAAGTCCTCTACCACGACGTTTGGGAATACCACTTGCCGGGGCGGTACGGCTAGACCCGGTAACTACGCGACGAGCCATATCACTCATGCTTTCTCCCTCCAATGGGATACGCGCAAATCCCCCAGCGCGTCGAGCGGCAACGAGAGCGTCCGCACGACGAATGTTCTCGTTGAGCTGTTCTTGTGAAGGTCCTTTTGGTGCTGGGCCCGTGGATGGGGCAGCAGTGGACAAGTCGGGAATTCTAGAACGGTACCCGCCAAACTGATTGTCATTAACATTCTTGAAGTACGGGTTACCCGTTGGGTTTTTAGATACAGCCCCACTAGGACTCCTATACTTATATTGTGCATTAAAGCCTTCTTGAGATGAAGGCTTTATGGTGTCACCAGTTACGGACCTCATTGCTCCGCCTGGACTTAATGATTGGTCAGCAGTAAATTGCTCAACATCAGTACCGAGCATTCGGCTTACAAAATCAAGGTTAGCCGCACTGTCAAAGGGCTTGGGTTGTGGTACAGAAAGGCTGTAACCGGTAGTGGAAGAATATGGTAGGTCTTCCTGTGCACGGATAAAGCCAGCGGTGTCATAGAAGTCGCCCTTATTTTCAGACCCCTTAGGTGGTTCAGCGTTGGGTCCTTCACGTAGTGCTTTGTAGGCTCGTCGTGGGGCTTCTTCTTCCTCGATACGCCTTGCTTTGAGCTTACGGTCAAGAGCCTGCTGTGCCTTACTGGGGGGCTTTGGCATACCTGCTTGACGCGCAGCTTTATCTGCGGCAGCACGATCAGCGTCCCTCTTAGCCATTTCTTCAGGGGTAAGTACCGACCTTGTCCCCGAAATGTAGGTTCGATCAATCCTTTCGGCGTATCGCTTCAGCAGTTCTGGGTCCGCTCGTTCTTCATCCGTTGGAGGGGAAAAGGCAATAGCCTCCTCAGCAGTTGGGATGTTTGTCCTAACGTTGGCTGTGCCACCACCCTTTAGGGCTACTCGTGTCATCTGCCCTTTCACAGAGGTTACTTGACCAGGCTTAGCCCTCAAAATGTTTAGTTCTTCACCCGAAGTAGTTACAGCCTCAGATCCTTCTGAAACAATATCCTCTTTACGCCTAAAAGATTCTGCGGCTGCTGCCAACCTTCTGGCAGCGTCTCGATTACTAATTCCATACTGCCTAGCAATTTTTTCAATGTCTGGGCCGTAGATCTCGGTGCTTGTTTGCTCCATGACAGTTGGACCAGGTAGTGGGTCTTTGCGCTTGCTTGGGCGTCGACCAGTGAATGAGGGGTCTTTTCCACTCCTCAGAACTGCAGCTTGGATCTCCCTTACTTTTTGCTCGCCCTCTGTTCCAGAGATACTCCTAATTGGAATTTGTGGAGCGTTTGCGTAAGGTACATAATCGGGGTCCATCGGATCCCGTCCAACCTTGAGGGGATTAACCAACTCAAATTTGCCTGAATCAGTAGTGGTTACTTGGGTGGCCGGGTTGTCTAGGTCAACCTGTTTACGTTCACCGGTAACTGGGTCAGTTGACACGTCCCAAGAACCAAGCACTGGTCCTAGAGCGGTTCCTCCAACTCGTCGAGTGACAGCGTCAGCGCCCTTCAACATGGCTCCACCTGACCGTGACCCGGCCCCGATAACCCCACCCATTTGGTTAGCGCGCAGGAATTCTTGTAGCTGAGTAGACATACCACTTACGTTAGGTTCACCAGTTTTTTCAGTAACCCTGGATTGGGCACGGTTAATGTTGACGCGCCGTGGCCCTGTTGGGCGTCCTGGAACTGGGGCTGGTGCTTGGGGGGGATTAAGTTCGCTAGCACCAGTTACATCCCCGAGGGAAATAGTTGTCGCACCGTCTCTAGTAACGGCGGGGCGTCCAGCTGCGTTGCTTGACCTTATAACCCGTCCCGGAGTAGGTGGTGTGACAGCGGCGGGTGCTTCTTCCACAGGTTGTGGGGTCGAAGTACTTCCCTCAGCGGGAATAGTCATTGATTCCTTACTGCCGCTTTCTACCCCAAGTCGCTCGTTTTCTTGGGCTACTAAAGCATTAAGTGTTCCAACAAGAAGTCGAACTTTGTTTTGTTCTCGAGCTTCCCTTGCTTCAGGAGTTGACGTAATAGCAGATACACCAAGATCCCTACCGGAGTCCCGGGTTGTTAGAGCCTGTGGCTGTACATAAGGACGCTCAATATTCCCCTTACGGTCTTCACCAGCCCACAATTCTTGCTCTTTGATTAACTCTTTTACAGTTTTAAGTCGTGGAACTGTGGTAGTGCGGCGTGATGAAGTGCGAGCAGGAGGTTGTACAGACCTCGATGGGATAAAACTACGGGCTGAGGTTGCGCCTTCTTCCAGACTACCTGTACGAACACCCCTGGACCTACGCTCCGTACCGAGTACCTCAGATATCGCTGAGGCGGTCAAACCACCAGCTAGATCTGCGGTCTCCATGTCTTCTGGATCGGCGTACTCACTTAGGTCTTCTGAACCAATGCTGGCTACGTCTTTTGAGCCACCGAGAAATTCTTCTGGCTTTATACCAATCTTTTCAAGAGTTACTTCGTCCAACCCGGAGTCCTGGATGATTTTGTCAAACAACTCGGGGTCATATTCAGGGTGATTCTCGTTCAGTAGATTTTCAAGAGCTGGGTATGTCCCAGTTTCATCGTCAAGATAATCTCGCTTAAAGGTGTTTTCTTTGGCGGCCTGGTCAATCCTGTACTGGCGTACTGCCTCGTCTGCCGCTTTTTGCGCTGCCTTGGTTGGCATGCCCTTACTGTCGCGACCTTTTCGGCGTAAGGTATTTTTTACTTCCTGAGCAACAGGATCGACAGGCTTTCTTTTTCTTGCGGCCATTCTTAAGCACCTCGCAACATGGGATCTCTAACTAAAATATTACCACTTATTAGCAGTGCCTTACCGAGGTCACCTAACCACTGGCTTGAATGTAATGGCCGAAATGGTCTCTCCGTTTTCGCCCTTAATATCATCAAAGCCGATTACAAACGACAAGTCGATACCTCGTGGGGCAACAAATCCTCGGGCGATAGCGCAAGCTTTTGATGCCTGATTAACGGCACTTGCTCCGATGGCCCGCATCCTCGGTGTTTGCCCAGCTACTACAGCCCTGGCAACAATAGAGGCGACACTCTGTGGGTTACTGGTTCCTGAAACCTTTACGACTTCATCAACCTGTTGATCTTGTGACATAATGTACTCCGTATAAAACAGTTAGTAATGACTGCTCTATACTATGAGTATCCAGCTTCCTTAAGTAGCTCAACCAAGTCACTCAAGCGCATCACAGCGTATGAATCACCCAGGGCTTTTTCGCCTTTACCAGGGCGTTTAACAACGAGTGCAGGTACTGCCCCACCTAGGTTCTCGGCCTGCTCGACGGTGTCGTTCAACCACTGGCTAAGTGAGAATGACTTCTGATTCTTACATTGTACAGTTACCTGTCGGTTAACCTGGTTACGGATACCGTTGATATCTCCTGTGTCTCCCCCGCCCTTTAGCACAGTACGGTGGGCAACTGGAAATCCGTTATCGTTCAAATACTGCCTTACCAAGGTTTCAAACGAGGTTCCTTTTTGCTTAGCCCTATTCGCCATGGTACGGCCCTATGTACTCTTCCCAGATTATCTTGGGCACTTTACCACATTGTTTACAACTGCCACCTTGGCCTGGGGGGACGGCGGGCCAATCACGGCAACATCTGGCGATAATGAGACCCTCAAATACGCGGTACCCTTCAAACAGGTCATTCACCACGCACCTCGGCTCTCATCTTGTCAAACATGGCCTTCAGAGCGTGGAAGTCGTCGTCTGAGTCTCTGAGTTCTGCTCGCAGTCGCTCAATCTCGGCGGCGGCTTCCCAACAAACATCAGTTTCGTATGCGGTATCCCGTAGTCGGGTCACGATGTCGTCAGTCACGGTTCAGCTTCTCGGTGATCTTACGAAGTTCACTAAGGATATCCCGTAGTGTGTCATTGATTCTGTTGAGCGGCTCGGTGGTGTACTTATATGTGTCTTGTTGGCGTCGATACCGGTCGTTGGCTTCTTTTGCTGCTGTGTAACCGTATGGGTCTGACATATCATGCTCCAAATCTAGATGTACGTTGATCTTTTCCATGCAGCCCAATACGTCTACTGAGCTCTCGCGAAAGTAGCTGGGCTCCGCGCTCGCACCCTTCAAACATTGCTTCCATAAGTTTCCGGTAAGCACGTGCTACTTGGTACTTTTCTTGTTGGGTAATCACCCTGGTGTCAACATCTCGACGTGCCTTGGCAATAGTGACCCGATCACCCTTTGCGTCAGCACCCCACTGCTCGATCAACACCCTGGCTTCAATTACCCGGCAGTTGTTAGCCTCACGGTCTTCATCAATTTCTGCTTTTACTAGCTGACCTTTTGAATACGAAACCCACGACATAAATTGCGTGTATAGATCCATCAGATCACTGTCGTCCATGTCGTCAAGGTGTACTGGCAGAACTGGGGCTTCATCACCGGGGCGTTGTGGAAGAGAAAACTTAGAATTAAACCTCTCCATTGCCGGGTGTTCCGGTGGCTCTTGTGAAAGTACTCTTACCATCACCAACACACTTTCTTGTAGGGGCAGTACATACACCCCTTGCACTTTGGGTCTGTGGCCCACGATGGGCGTTCCGGGGTGGTGCCTTCATCCAGGTGAGCGATTACAGTCTTGCAGTTTTCCAACAGAGGAGCAACTAGCTCTTCGTTGTATTTTACGGAGAACTCTTTAACTTCTTGGGTGGGTTTCCACTCGTAGATAAACACCATGTCATGTACTCCGGTGCAGTACATGTATAAATTACCTTGTCTGAGGTGTGAAGCAAAAGGTGTCTTGATGTTCTTCCATACCTCGTCAATCGTGATTTGGCCCTTTTGGTAATCGGCATGTAGGGACGGCTTTTCAAAACGCACAGTACCTAGACCGACACTCTTAATCTCGATTAACGCCGTTCCTTGAGCATCTTGTATCTCGCCATCTGCGTGTCCAAGGATCCGGTGTTCATCATTTTGTATAGGTACCTCGTGATACCTAATACTAGGAGAACCGCAGCTGACGCAGGAATCAGGAGAAGTTGCAACCCACACCACATGACACGCCTTGCACGTCCACGCTCCATGAAGTACACCCGCTTTCCATAACCAGGTCTGCCACTTTTCGTGGATGGCATGACCTTCCTCAAATACGTTTAGTCGGCTAAATGACATTGAGTCTGGGGACGCCTCAACTTTGTTGATCTTATAAACAGCAGCCCTACCACACCAGTCCTTCTTCGAAAGCTCGCTAGGGTGAAGATGATCGGTGTCTCTATGACTATTACGCTCAATCTGCAGACGCATGATCTGGGCTTCCGCCAATGGAATTACACGACCTTTGGACTTCATAGCCTTTTTGTAGTCCTTGAGGTACCAAGGTTCCTCGGTCATCCTGCACCAATTATCTCTTGAAAGTCTGCCTCGTTAAGAACAACGTAATGACGCCCACCAAGGTCAAATTGTAGAACTGCAAGCCTGTCTTCTAGTACAGCTCGCTGAGTAAGTTCTTGTAGATCTTTGGCTTTAATCGAGTAGGACTTTTCGTTGTTAGTTAGCTTGTTCTCAATAAGAAGATCATGGGTACGAACATCGTTCTTACGTAACCAGCCCGAACCAGAACCAGCGTTACGGCTTCCTTTATAGATTCTCGCTGAGCGATTCTCTTGTTTTTTAGAAGCACGCATGATTTCACGTTGCTGGTCTGCCCTGTCTTCACGACCAAAAATCACAGAAACTTCTCCAATGCCAGCTTCTTCAGCTCATCTTGCAGATCCAAATCCTCACGTACACCAGCAAGTAGGGCATCCTTGCCCTGCCATTTTTGTCCGCCGTAGTTGTAGTAAGCACCAGTGCGGGTGATGATCTCTGTAGCAATACAAATGTTTACAACGTCTTTGATTACATCAAACTCACCAAGATTAAATCCGTGGGAGTTAGCAAAGTAAAAATCAACTTGTGCTACTTGCTGCGGTCGGTAAGTTTTGTTTTTCATGGTGCGGCCACGGATGGTTTGGCCTACCGCCTCGTCCTTGTCCTTAATCCACTCGTCGCGTTTAACTTCCACACGTACAAAATAGTGAAAGTTCTTGGCCTTACCACCAGGGGTAGTGCGGGGGTCTCCATACAACACACCAATCTTTTCGCGCCACTGATTGATGATGAGCCCAGTACACCCACGGTCTTCATTGATAAGGGAACGCTTTTGAGCTTTGCTGCTCTTACGGAAGAACTTTCCAGTGAGGCGAGCACCAAGTCCTACTGAAAACTCCTCCATCATCTTCTCCGCTTCGTCACCAGGCACAAGTGCTGGGAGAGAGTCAAGAACGATGCAGTCAACAGCTCGGTTTTCCATTGCCCGAATAATCAAATCGTAGGCGTGTTCCATCACGTTGGTCTCGACCACCCAAAGACGTTCAAGGTCTACACCGATGGCCTTGGCGTAGTCAGGAACAAACTCTTCAGCAGCTACCCACATAGCAATCCAGTCCGGGTCTGCGGCTTGGTTAGCGGCAATGGTTTTATAAGCCAGGGCAGTTTTACCGGATGACTCGTCCCCAATGATCTCTGACCACTGGTTCATCGGCCACCCGCCTCCGAGCATCAGGTCAAACGCCAGGATACCGGTGGTAATCCTGGGTACTTCTTCCTTTACCCGATTACCTTGTACGATGATGTCCTCACCGTACTTCTTGTTGATGGACGCAACAATGGACTCAAGAGTCTCACGCTGTTCGCTTTTCAAATTGTGCTCCTAGTTAGACAGCCCAAGAGGACTGGGAACCTTGATCATACAGTCCGTTCCACCCACATTCAAAGCATCGTGGGGCTGGTGAGTTACCACCAATAGTGGTGTTACCACCTTTTGCTGTGCGCACAAATACGTGCTGGCTGCCACATTCAGGGCAGGTCATGTCACCTTGTTTACGGGCAGCTTCTCCGCCTTTCCAAAGGCGTATGGCTTCTCCCATGGTTACGTTTTCATTTGGTGCTCGAGTTTCGTCGAGCACCCGTTGGTTACCAGCATTAGGCTGTTGTTGGGGCTGTACCGCTGGTACGGTAATACCAAACCTCATAGGTGGTGTAACTGGGGGGACTGATGATTCAGTCCTGTTTGGTTGCCGTGGGGCGGATCCGGTAAGCCGCTGTGACCACCAATCACTCATCCTCGTCTTCCTCTTCCTCGTCTAGTTCTTCTTCGTCATCGTCGATTACAAAAGTAAACAAGTTAAATATAGCAGAGGCGTTAATGCTACCTGACCGTTCTGTAACTGGTATTTCAGGAAGAAGCAACTGCTCGTTGTCTATCAAATGGGATACCAACGCCATACCAAAGGACTGTATTACGTTCTTGGTGCTTTCGGCGTCCTCGTCATCCAGGTCATTATGTATTCTAACGACCTCCATCATCCAGTCTGTGCAGTTTTGTACCGTTTCAAAGATTCCTAAACCGGTTAGCACAACCCATTTACTGATGGTGTCCATGATCTCGCTCTCCTGAACTTCAGGAGAAGGCACCGAGAACCCAGCCGATGAAGCAATCTTTTGCCCTTCCATTATGGAGAGCGACAAATAAAAATTGCGCTTGTCGACTGGAGTTGGTGGCATTACTTACCTTTTGCTTCGGCCCAGCTCAAGGCTGAATGGCAGGAGACCTTTAGTGGTATCCCGTTGTATGTTACACCATCACCCATAGAGGATACTAGTTTGCCCAGCATCACATCTACCTGGTCTTTTTCAACGAGAACGACTAACTCGTCATGCACTTGTACCAATATACGGGCACCAAGTGGAGTTAGATCTTTGTAAACATCGACCATTGCTTTCTTACAGATGTCAGCTGCGGATCCTTGTACAACCGCGTTAACGGCTTGCCGTTCGGCTCTGGAGCGCAGAGCGTGATCGGTGGAAACCAGATCCGGTAGATGTCTTCTACGTCCTGACAATGTTTGTACGTACCCCTTGGCTCGACCTTCCGCAATCACCGACTGTTTCCATTTAGTAATACCGGCAAACTGCTTGTAGTACTGATCAATGACATGGCGAGCATGTTCTTCATCAATGCCTGTGGTACGGGCAAGTTTCTGAGGCCCGCCTCCGTAGGCGGTCAAGAAGTTCACGCCCTTGCCAAGCTGGCGCTCTTCTGAAGTTACTTCGGTAACCGGTTTACCCAGTACCAAAGCGGCAGCACCAGAGTGGATGTCTGCCCCAGTCAAGAAGAACTCGCTCATCTTCTTGTCCCCAGAGAACATGCACATAACGCGCAGTTCGATCTGGTCGTAGTCGGCAACCAATAGCTCGTATCCCTCAGGGGCAACGAACAGACCTCTAACGCTACTGTCGCGTGGGATGTTCTGAAGATTGGGATTGCTGGATGACAAACGGCCAGTGGCAGTACGATGTAGATGGAACGAGGGATGCAGGCGGCTCTTGTTCAGCTTTGGCAACAACCCGTCAACGTATGTTGACACCAGCTTCTTTGTTTCGGCCCACTCTAAGAGCATCGGTACTACAGGATGTTTTGTTTCTAGTTTGTGGAGTGACTCTTCATCAACTGATGCACTTCCTCCGGGTGTGGTCTTTACGGGCTTTAGCCCGAGACCACCCTCCCTCTTCTTGTTAAACAGTAATTGTTGTTTATGTTTTGAACTGTCGGGGTTAAACCCTGGCGGTGCGTAGTCCATCATGGACACCAACAATTCATTCAAACGGTTTTCCAACTGCTTTCCAAGAACGGTCATGGACCTCTGGTTAACCGGGATTCCGTTGTCCTCCATCTCCATAAGTACACGAAGGACTTCCATGTCTTGGCGGAGGGAGTTAAGTAGTTCTGGCACAGCTGCAACTCTGCGGTACAGAGATTTGTACAGGTTCCATGTCCAGCGAACATCGAGGTGCACATACCGAAGAGCCTGTGTAAACGACGTCTCGCTTATGATCGCTCCAAGTTTCCCGTCTTTGCGGTAAGCCTTGAACGATTCAAAGTTGTGGGATATCAGGTGATCCAGGCTGTACTCAGACAAGTTTTCGTTGAGCACATGCTGCAAAAGCATGGTGTCTAGATACGGGCCAGGTGGTAAGTCACCGCCAAAGTATTTACGGATAGATCTAGCATCAAACTTTACGTTATGCCCGATCTTCACGATATCGCTAAAGAAGATAGGGCGTAGAGCATCAAACACCTGAGACGGTGTTAACTGTGTCGGCGGTGGGCTGTAGACGGCTGGCTTGTAGTACTTGGCCTTGGCCATAGATTCTTTACCATTTTTAAGAATGGCTCTGTAACCAGGTGGTGGTGTTGTAGACCCGTCGCCACGTTCAGCGGGTTCGATAACGCTCCCGTTCGGATGACCCATCGGTATAGCCCATGAGTGTCCTTGGGTTGCAATACCAATCCAGAATACGTTGTTACGTAAAGGGTCTAAAGCGAGTGTGTTACGCCAGCGATTGGTGATTATCTCTTTAGCTCTGTTGAGGATGTCTACATTGGTCGTTTTAAGAGTGGCAACATGGTCTTTCCACTCTTTTTCAATCCACTGCTGAACATCGGGGTGGCGCTCTACCGCTCCAATAGTCTCAACATCGAAAGCAAACGCACCAACCGTTTTTACTACTTCAACTATTTCATGAAGTTGTTCTACGGTAGATACGAAGTGGGGGGCATTTCTGCCCCCCACGTCCGTCGTGATATGTCTCACGCTGATCAGTCGTCCAGATCCTCGAGAGCAATCTGCTGGAGATCCTTACGGGAAGGAATCTGAATGATGTCTGGGGTGTAAGCCTTGCCCTTGGAGGAGCGAATGTCCTCCGGGGTGAGGGGCTCGATGCTCCACTCTTCCAAGTCGCGCTCTTTGACCAACTGATGGTTGGTGGCAGAGGTGGCTCCCTTGCCGGAACGGCTGACCGCCCAGAAGTGCTTGGAGAGAGGTCCCTGACGTGGGTCGTTGTGGAAGTTCTTCAACTGGTCGATGACCCGTGGGCCGACCTCGTAGGACTTAACCGATGGCTCCGAGTCAGAGCTCAACAGCACCACGTTGAATGCAAATCGAGTTGACGGGCGGCTACCAGCATCGCAGAGCGGGCAACCCTTGGGGTCAATGTCTGCAATGCATGTGAATGACTTCTGTCCCGACCGCTCTACCCAGTGCTGGCGGTACGAAGCGTAGGGCTCGTCCTCCAGGAACTTGATGATGATCGGATCTTCCATCACTCGGAGTCGCTGTGCATAGGGGGAGTCGGCGTTCTTCACCGAATCCGCTGCACCCCAACCACGACGAATAACTCGTGACGCTGATGCGGGGCGCTCCTCAGCTTCTTCCTTTTCCTCATCTTCTACAACGAGCTTCAATCCCTTGGTTGAGCGCACCGGGGCGTCTTCCATGATTTCCTGCTCGTCGTCTTCGTCATACCTGCTCATTGTTTGTTCCTTAATCGTTGGGCCATTGGTTTTTGATGTGCTGTCTGAATCCGTCCCAGTTGGCCTTGGCTGGGTCGTCTATCTCAAACCGCGACAGCGCGGTCAGTAGAAACTCTACTTGCTCTAGCGAGTAAAGTCTACGTCCTTTCAAAGCTTTTCCAGGAATTTGTTCTGCCTTTGGGGCGGGGGTCCTGTACTTGGCCTTGGGGATCCATCCTTTGGATTCCCACATCCTGATTGTAACGGGCTTACGGTTCAAAGCTTTAGCCAATTCACCAACCGTAAAGAACTGACGCTCTACACCATTTACCCTCATTACCTTGGACTTAGCTCCGTTAAAACGGTCCTCGATCAGGGAATCCCGTGTTTGTGCTTTCCTGTTCTTGGGCGGTGTCTTTCCTGGGAAGTCCGGAAGATCGTTGAACATATCCAGGGGATCGCGCATCAGTACTCCTGATCACTCGTCGTCGTAGCTTTTTTGGTCTACTACTTTGAAAGCCCATGATTCCCGGTCACTGTAAAAACCTTCTAAAGTCTTCTGGTGTTCTTGGTGGTCCCAGCAGTAAGAAAGCACGGCGTTTTCGGTAACCGCAATAATTGTTTCTTGTACATCTTCAAGAATGCCGAGTTCTTCAGCCCATTCTTCAGCAGCATTTAAATCGAACGATCTGCTAACTCGGCGTTCGTGCTTTACTTGACTGTTGATTCCGGGAAGCCACTTGTGTCCACGGTCATCTGGAACACCATGCTCAGTGACCATGGCCAACAACTCTTTCTTTAAACTCTCGGTGCGAGCTGCGGCTTTATCTGAAAATTCTCTTGCTGCCTTGTATTCCTGGATAAGTCTTTCGACCATGCCCTTTTCAATCTTTGACATTTTACACCTGTGATTCTCGTAAGAAAGACGACAAGCTGCTCAACGAGATGTCAAAGCCACCTCGATGATCGTGGTGCTTACCGTCAATAAATGCTTCGTTGATAGATCGCTTTTGCTGGAGCATTTCGTATTGGCGTTCTTCGATTGACCCCTGCATGACGAATGTAGCAATAGTAACGTGCGCAAACTGGGAGGACAACCTAATGATTCGGGCTTCTCTCTGCTCTAGTTTCCCACTGCTCCAGGGCAGGTCGTACGAGATCAGGTAATTTGCCATTGGTAGGTCTACACCATAGCCACCGGCGTCTGAGGACAAGAACAGCCGTACGTCTTGGTCATTGGAAAACGCCTGCTTGGCTTCGTCTTTTTCTTCGGCGTTCATGTCGCCTGTAAACAAAACGCTTCGTGTCATAGATCTTGAGGCGGCTTGTATCAACTTTAGGTTGTCTTTAAAAAACGAAAAAAGAACGACTTTGTTCTTGGGGTCTTCATTAAGAACCTGCTGAATATACTCAAGAACTGCGTCAAGCTTGGGGGTGCCTATGTTTGCTGGCACTAATCCTAGTTTGTACACCTCATCGGCGTAGGCGCTCCCCTCCTTGGGGTAGTTAGGGTCGCTGTACTTACGTGCTGAGTTAACTACCAGTTGCGGGTTATCACACAGCATTCGTAGGACGGTGAGGCGGGACATGATTTGACCCTGGGCCTCGTTGGATTCTGGGTCGTTGTAATGCTTCCAAATGTTGAAAGCCCCACCGTGGCTACCAATTACCTGTTGAAGTTGGTGTAGCAAGTCAGTTGAAATAGTCCGATATAGCCTGGCTCCGACATCGTCAAAGGCGACCGGGATGGTTTGGTGAATGATGTCGGGGAGCTGATCGGCAATGTCTTCCCTCGTCTTACGCACCATACAGTCAGCCATTGAGGCGTGCAGGTTCTTCAGGTTCCGGTACCTAGTGGGCTTACCAAAGTGATCGCGAACAATGAAGGTCCGGTCAAATTGATCGAACTTGCCCAGTACCTCCGGGTCAACAAACTCCATGATGGAGAATAGCTCCTCAGGGCGGTTCTCGATTGGCTGACCGGTGAGAGCAAATCGGTAAGGAACTCGCTTACCAATCTTCTTTATCATCTTTGAACGCTTGCTCACCCTGGACTTGATGATGGTGGCCTCGTCTACAACGACGGCTTGGATACCAACTTTGAGACACTGAGCCATATCCCGTATCAATGTCTCTGGGTTTACGATGATGTAGTCAGCTGACAGTGTGGCCCGCCAGCATTTCTCGCGAGCTTTTGGTGACCCGTCGATTACCAAAACTCGAGAGTTAGTAAATCGTTTAATTTCCCTCATCCACTGGTACTTGAGGGAAGCAGGAACGATGACAAGACATTTGTCAATGTCGTTAGACTCCATCAGCTTTTCGATAGCCGCAATGGTGGTGACGGTCTTACCTGCACCCATGACCAGACCAAGGAGCATCTGTCCGCGATCAACCATGCGGTCGACAGACTCTTCTTGGTAGGGGTACAGGGTTCCTTTAAACATCACGCAATCCAAGGAGGAACAACAGTGGCGTTGAGCAGACCATACTCGATCTGCTCGTCTGTCATGTCCCCGATGTCCTTTACATCTACTCCCTTGTAGTTCCACCACTTTATACCACGTCGTGGTGTACCAAGGAACTTATAAAGTTTTTTACTGGATTCCAGACCGGCTTCGTCATTGTCCATAGCCACAACTATCTGATCCGCCACGTGCAGAAGCAAGTCCATTTGATCCCGAGTCATGTGGGCGCCAAACGAAGCCAACGCTCGTGGTTTTTCAAAGACCGACGCAAAACGGACAATGTCAAGAGGTGACTCCACAATGACAGCGGTGCGGCCCCGGAACCGTTCGATACCGAACAAGGTGCTGCCTTTAGAAACCCCAACTGGATAGTTACGCACCCAGTCTCTTTTCTTCTCCTGCCACCCAATGAGTTGCCCGACTGGCGACACCACAGGCAATGCCCATGACTTATTCTCTGGATTCCATCTGACCCCAAATTGATACACCAGGTCTGGGTCCAGATTGCGGAATGCGCAATGCTTATCCGGAACTCGGGTGAACTTTGAAAAGGCCGATACGTTTAGAACAGGGTCTACAACTTCCTTGGTTTTGGTGGCTAGTAGACGATCCATCCCAGCATTGATTAGGAACTGCTGTGCTGACATGGCGTCGTTGCCAACCAGCTCGTACAGCAGTGAGGACAGGGAACCACGGGCACCGCACGAAAAGCAGATCCACAAACCAGTAGTTGCGTTGATGCTCCATGATGGTGAGTTGTCCTCACGGCCTACGGTGCGGATATGTACCGGACACTTGCCGGTTATTTCCCGATCACCGATCTTTGATATTTCAACACCGGCAGTCTCAAGGATGAGAGCGATGTCAGTCGAAGGACGGGTCGATGTTTCCGCCATCCATCATCACCTCTTCAAACTCCATCGTAGTCCAGTCCCACTTGATGTGTACTTCTCCAGTCGGAGAAGACCTAGCTAGTACAACACGGATGATCGCTTGATCGTCAATGTCTGGGTTGCGCTCTACACCAAGGATCAAGTCGGCATCTTGAGCAAATGATGATGTGTATCCAATGGCATCTGCGGTGACCGCACGGGTCTTCTTGTTGCCAAGCTTCCAGGAAAGCACCTGGGTAGTAGCGACAACTGGAATGTCAAACCTCTGAGCGAGTCTCTTGAGCGATCTAGTGATGTTGGTCAAGGCTTGCGGGGAACCCTTGGGCTCCCCCTCTTCGTCGTCCATCAAGTACACACCGTCTACCACCAACAAGTCTGGTTGGTACTCCTGCACCTTTCCTGCCAACGCGCTCACCGTGGTGAGGGATGAGGAATCTTCGCTGAACACGAACGGTTGCATGTTCTTGCGCAGGGCTAGGGCGCTCTTGATCTTGGCCATGTCCTGTTTGTTCAAGTCGCCAGACAGGATGCGTCCGTATGGCACGCGAGAGATCAAGGCGTCATAGCGAGCCTCTTGCTCTTCAATACTCATTTCAAAGGAAACGAAGAGGGGCCGCTTCCCGTGGATGTGTGCAGCGTTACCAATAATGAGGGCGAAGAGAGACTTACCTCGTTTGGGTTCACCTGCGAAGACGATGAACTGCTGTGGACGTAATCCGTGGGTAATTCGGTCAAGCCCATGGAATCCGGTAGGAATGCCACGAAGAGCATTGGGTTGTTGGCGCATCTCTTCGTAACGAGCAAGGCGTGTCTCCCAGTTCTGAATAATGTCTACGTCACGTAGACGAGCGGACTCTACTGAAGCTTTCTGTAGGCCGGAGCTAAGTACCTCCATGGCCTTTGCAACGTTGTCATCGTTGAGCTCGTTGATGGCGGGCTGTAGTGCATCAAGCATGCACCGCTTCCTGTAGGCGTTAAACACCTCATCGAGAAGTCGGGAGAACGGTTCGTCATCTGCGTCATACAAGGTGATGCCGCCGAACTCCTGCATGAATACCCGCTCACTAGGCACGGTGCCATGAGCGCGGTAGAACTCCAAAATCCACTGCCAGATAGCAGGCCACTCACCGGTTAGGTGATCTGGTTTAAGACCAGCCCGTACTACAGGCTGTATGTCTTTGCTGTGGATGACTTTAGAGATTAAATACAATTCACTAGACGACATCACAGCCTCCACGCAGACTCAGGGCTGACCACTGTAGCGCGCATGCCAAGTGAATACGCAACATCTTTGTTCGGCGCGTACACCACCTTGATTGCTCTGTTGTATTTTAAGTCATCGGCATAAGCTTCTGGAGTTTCGTAGAAGTACACCGGTGTGGTAACGCCTTTGCGCAACAACCATCGGTAGATGGGGTCGACAGCATCGATCGACAAAAAGGTAATAACTTCAGTTGAAATACCCAGACGCTCTACAGAGTCAATCAAAGACTTGAGGGGTAGCTCGTTGGGAACCCACATCCCAAGTGCCGAATCCCAGTCATTACGGCGTGTGTAAAACTTCTCTTTAACTGCCGCAATACCAGACGGAGGTGAAGCAAGAACTCCCTCAAACACAGAAGCCTGACCCACTCCGCTGGAGATGGCAATGTCTCCGCGTTCCATCAAGCC